TTGCTGGCGACGATGGACTTGCTGGCGATGGTGCCGACGTCGGCGGTCACCGCCGCTGGCTGCACCGTGATGTCGTCCTGCCCAAATCCCGTCAGGCGGCTGATACCGCGCCGGTGGAAGATGAGGAGCGAGGTGTTAATCGAGGCCAGCCCGACAATCACCTCATCGCCGAAGGTGCGGACGATGATCTGCCCGCCACCCCCCGCGCCATAGCCCAGCGTGTCCCCGTTATTGAGGTCCGAGTAGAAGATGCTGTCCGGGAAGCTGCTATTGCCCGTCCCCCAGAGCCGCTCATTGTGGACCTGAATGACGCTGGCGTCGACCGTGTTGGTGATGTTCGCCGTCAGGGTCGAGCCGTCCCACTTATTCAGCAACCCGCCATCGGCGATATACACCACATCGGCGCCGGTCCCGTCCCGGAACTGGGCAAAGGTCGGCGCGACGCTGGTCGACAGCGCGCCGGTCTCCTGCGTCCAGGTCCACGGGAAGGTGGCGGCGTAGGTCGTGGTAAAGAGCTTGCCGTCGCAGACCGCGAGCAGCTCCTCGGCGCCGCTGTCCTTGCTCCAGTTGTAGCCGTTAAGAACCGCGTCGCTCGCCGACAAGGCGGCGGCCGTGCGCTGGGTGCCGCCCCGCTTCGTGATGGCGCCGTAGTCCGTGAGCCGGGCGTTGGCGGTCTGGCGAAGCTGGTTGGGGAGAAGCGCGACGTCGTCCGAGATGCTGTTCAGCCCGCCAATCATCTGGGGCTGTTGATCAACCACGCGCTCCCGCATCAGCCACCCGCCCAGTCATACTTCTGGTCGGGGTAGGCGAGCATCGTCGGGTTGATGGTGCGCCGCCGGATGTCGTCCAGCATCCCCGCCCGGAGTTCCGCCGCCTCGCGCTTCAAGACCTGCGCCGCGCCTGACTCGGCCCCGCCCTTGTTGAGCAGTCTGGCCCCCGCCTCGTTGGCGATGATCCACTCCCCGCCGAGCGGGAAAGTGATAGTGGAGGCGTCGGTCAAGAGGTCGGCCAGCGCGGTCGGCTTGTAGTTGACGGCCACATACAGGCTCGTCCCGCTCGCCACCGGCAAGATCTGCACCTGCTCGCCCACGATGTAGTAGAGGCGGGGGTAGGTCGGCAGATAGTTGGTGGTGGTCGCCAGCGGGACATCTTGGAACCGAGTCTGGACATACAGCACGTTCCCGTCCGAGACGGACAGGATGCGGTAGAAGTTCTCCTGACTGTCGCCGCCCCCGCTATTGAGCGCGCTAAAGGCGACCACGCCGTTCGCGTCCGTGGTCACCGTCCGCATCGCATAGGTGTAATACTGCGAGGCGTTGAGCAGGTTCGACCACTCATCGTCATAGACGACGTTCAGCACGCTCGTGATGAGGCTATCGGACCAGCGCGTCGAGTCGACGGCGTCCATCGCCTCGCGTGTGTATTCGATCAGTTCTGCCCGACTGATGGCCATGCGAGCCTCGGTTAGCTAACTTTCTTAGGCCGGCCCCGTTTCTTCGGGACAATCGGCGACTCCAACGCCTCGACGAACGCCGCCTCGATGGCGGTGTCGACGGGGGCGTCGGCGTTATACTGCTGGACATAGTCCGCCATGTTACGGACCTCGTCCTTGGGGTATTGCCGCAGGACCCGCTCCAGATAGGCCGGGGCCTCTTCAGGCGAGCAGTCCACGGGCAGATACCCGATGATGTCGTAGGCGCTGGCGGGGTCAGTCTGCCCCGTCTGCACCCGCTCCCACCGGCGATCGTCCTGCGTCCACGTCATGCAGACCGCCCAGTGGGCGTTCGTGTGGGTCAGGAACTTGAGATGGAGTCCGGCGTGGAGCGCCCGGAGCCGCGCCACAATCGCGGTGGGCGGCTCGGGCTGGCCGGCTGCGTTCAGCAGCACGGCCATACTTAGACCTCCACGAACAGCTAGACGTTGACCATGAGGTCAACCGCTGCCGTGCCGACCGTGCTGGTCGTGGTCACGACGAACTGGAGCGTATCCCCGGTATCGAGGGTGCGCTGCGCGTCCGTCAAGGTCGAGAGCAACGCCACGGCCGTGCCTTCCTTGGCCGTCAGCGCCTCCAAGTCGACATTCCCCGTGAGGGTGACCGCCGCGTCCGCCGAGGCATCGTACTTCTGGAGGACGCCAAGGATCGTGCCGCCGGACGAGGCCGGCACCGTCCCCGCCGAGACCACGGCGCGGTTGATGTAGCACTTGGCCGGGTGCGAGCCGAAGCTGTAGGTCGTTGTGGTGTTGTTCCCGATTGCCGCATCGCAGCGCCCCGCAAGGAGGTTCGGGAGGACACCCAGACGCCCCGGCGTCGGAGCAAAATAGTTATAGGGCATGAGTTATCCTCGGGTTGGGGCAGGGGCAGACGCCCCCACCCCGTCCCAGTGAAGGTTACGCGACGTGCGTGTAGCGCGCCGTATCGGTGTACCCGGTGATCGAGCCATTCGCGTTACGCGCAAGGCAGGCCAGGTTCCCGTACCAGCCGTAGGTCGTCTCGAAGGCATCACGCCCCGAGAGCCAACGCCACGGGCCAGCGCCCTCGAACTCGACAAAGCCCCAATCCTTCGCATCCACCCACGCCAGCGACGGGAGGTGGAGGAGATAGATGGTCCCGGCCGGGACATAGTAGTCCTGGACCATCGGGATGCCGCACACCTCAAGCGCCTTGTAGCCGCCCTTGATGGTGGTGCTGAACTCGCCGGCGGTGAACCGGCGCTGCCCGACCATCGACTCCATGAGCTTCTTGGAGAGGCCCGGCGTGGTCATGAGGAGGAAGTCCTTCGGACGCACCATCGCGTCCTTGCCCGAGCGGCCGGCAATCTTCTGGATCAAGTCCCAGATGTCCGACTCGGTCGGCTGGTTTACGTCCGGCGTATCGGTGCCGGCCACCATGCGGGTCGCGTCCCAGATGCTGTAGGTCGCGGCGTCGATGTTGTGGAGCGAGCCGTAGGACCCGCCACGGTTGGTGATGTTGATGAGGCCGTTCATGGCGCTGTTGAACGACGTGTCGGAGGCGGTCGCCTTGACGATCTTGTCGTTCACGTCCATGCCCGCGATGCCCGACCCGCCAAGGGTCAGGGTCGCGTTGTCGCCGCTGTTCGAGATGGCGGTGACGGTGGCGCGGCCGAGGACCGCGTTCGCCGACGAGGCGTCGAGCGCCGCGATGGTGTCGCCGACCGAGATGAGGAGCGACCCCTGGCCCGCGCCGCTCACGCCGTAGGGCGAGGAGACGATGATGCTGGTGGCCGAGGTCGCGGTCCCGATGAGGGCGACGACGCCGTCCGCCTTATTGTGGAGCGCCTGCTGCATGAGCAGGGTGGACGCCTCCTTGATTTCCTCCATCGTCTTCTTGGCGATGGTGGTGAAAGCGGCATCCTTGGACTGCGTGCCAACGAAGGCGAGGCCGTCGATCTGGCGGGTCGTGTAGGCACGAACCACCCCGACGTTCGCCTGGACTTCCTGCGCCGTAGTGTCGGGCGGGAAGTAGCCGGCGGACGAGAACGTCGCGCCAGAGGGACGCCCAGTCACGACGTCGAAGAACACGTTGTTGCCACCCCAGCGCATGTTGCGGGGGCCGCCAGCGCGACCCTTCTCCAGCTGGGCGAGGAGCGGAGTGACGAGATTCTGCACCTTCTCGCGGAACTGCGAGTAGACGTTCTTCAGAAGCCCAGTCAGCTCCGCATCGGTGATTACGGTAGGAGCAGGCATGATTTAACTCTTGGTGTGTGTGTTAACGGATTGACGCGAGGATTTCGTCCATCGCACTATCGAGGGCGTCATCCAGCGTCTTGGGTTTCCCAGCCTTGGGTTTCCCCTTCTCAGGGGTCGCGGCACGACCCACGGGCTTGGTGGCTTGGCCCAACGCCCGCTTGGCTTTCTGCGCTTCGACTTGTGCTTTCACCGCAGCTTGCTGCGCCTCGACCACTTGGGGCGGGGTAGCAACCTCACTGCGGCGGGCATGCATCATTTGCGCCCAGACCGCCAGGTCATTCACGATGTACTGCCGAGCGGCATCAAACTGGGACGCGGGGAGATAGGGCTGGCCATTAGGCCCCACCTGTGCGTGCAGTTGCATGGCATACGCCATCCGCTCTTCCAACTCGTCGGACGTCACCGAAGGCAGGGTCTGGGCAATCAAGTCCAGAGCTGGCTTCACTTCCGCCTGATAGAACTGCTGTCCGTGCTGCTGAATCTGGGTCATCTGCGCTTCGACCCGGACTCGTTCCACTTCACGTTCGGCCCGTTCGGCGCGCTTCTCCGGGCTGTTCTCCGCCTGATAGGCGTCGCGCACCGACAGGAAAAAGTCCTCATCTTGGAGCAGGCGTTCCAGCTGGGCTTCGCGCTCCGACAAGAGCTGGGCATACTCTTCCCGCTCCTGCTGCAACGCCTGCGCCTGCTGTTCGACCTGCTTGACCTGCTGCTCACGGGCCTCGTTATAGACGCCGAACTGCGCGAGCTTGACCACCTGATCCAGCCGGTCCTTGCGGACCTTGCCATTCGCCTTGTACTCGACGATCAGCGCCGGAATCTCGACCTCGCCTTCCGCATCGCGGAGGACGAACTCGGTGGCCAGCTGGTCGTCGACCACCGGAACGGCGACGTAGCCCTCTGGGAGGTCCGGGGCGCCCTCGACCTCGGCGTCCTCGCCCTCGACCTCGGGCGCCTCCTCCAGTGTTTCGTCCCCTTCGTCTGGCGCGATGGCCTCCGTTGGGGTCTCGTCCGGCTCTGGCGCGTCGGCCGCTGGGGCCTTGGTCTTTGCCGGGGGTGCGGGGGGAGGGGCGTCTGCGGGGGCGGTGGCCAAGCCGGCCATCGCCGCGTCAGCGGCCTCCGACAACGCGGTACTGATGTCCATCCGAACTCCTTAGGATTGGCGGGACAGGATGTCCGCCTGCCGTGCGGCGACCTCCGCTTCTGGCGCCCCCGCGAGCTGCTGTTGCAGCATCGGGGCCACGCCAATCGGGGGGTTACCGGACGCCAGCGGCAGCTGACCCGGCGGGAGAGAGGGCACACTGGCGGCGCCAGGGCCAGCCGGGAGGCCACCCTCCGGCGTCGGCGCCGGCGGTGCTCCACCTCCCTGCTTCTGCATGGCCTGGTTGGCCAATGCCGTCCACCGCTCCTGCGCGATGGCTATGATCTGCGGATCGAGGTCGTCCTGGAGCAGAATCTCGCGCTCCAAGACGTCCTGATGAATCGCTTCGTTATCCTGCCAGCGCATCTCAGGCACCGCCCCACCCATCCGAATCGCATCCGCGACCCGCTTGGCGCGGGCTTCCTGGTCCTCGTCTGGCGTGGCAATGTCCTTGGCGATGGCGAACTGCTGCCGGCGCCGGTACTCCTTGGCGTCGATGACCCCGGTCTGGAGCCAGTTGTCGAGCAGGTAGAGCCGGAAGGCCATCGGCATCGGCATCATCGTCGACGGCTCGACCTTGACGTCGGACTGCCCGTCGAAGTCGGTGGTGCTGATGGCGCGGGCCAGGTCCGGGCGGCCCTTGCCAACGGCGCCCAGCGAGCGGGGGACATCGTAGCCCCACGCCATCCCCGCCATCGCAATCTTGCACCAATCGGTGTACGCCTGTGCCAGCGCATTGACGGCGGGGCTGAACACCCGCTCCAGCTGCTCACGGCTGGCGATGATGGCGCGGCCGGACTCGCCGGTCACCTGCCCACGGCTGACGGCGTTCCAACCCGAGGCATCCTCGAAGGCCGTCTTCTCTAGCGCCAACGCTTCCTTCACATCCTGCCCGACCGAGAAGCCCTGCACGGGCTGAATCGAGTCCGACATCGGCCCGGCGCCCCGAATCTCGATCATCGAGGTGACGCCGCCCATAAACGTCTCGGTGGCGATGGTGTTCGGGCGGGTCAGGAAGCGCCCACCCGCGTTGACGCGGATGTTCTCGACCCACTTCGACAGCAACGCATTGACGCGCATCTGATGGTCGATCCACTGCTCCATCACCGGACGCGGATAGTAGCTCGGGTCCGACGACCCGTCCCGAATCGGCACGACCGGGATGGTATTCCAGAGGAGCGGCGACGGCCCGAACACGACGGTGTCGCCCACCACGATGAGATGCAGCCCTTCCGGCAGCGCATCGGCGTGGGGCGCGACATAGATGGTGAACCGCTCGGTGACGTCCTCATCACGGAGCCGCTGGCCCTCGCCGATGGTCGTCTGCGTCAGCACCCACGCCCCCATCCCCTCCGCGCCGGAGTAGGTTGGGGTGTTGCCCGTCGTCAGGCTCGTCTCCGAGGCGTCCAAGCCCGTGATGCCGTAGCGGAACGCGGCCTCGGCGCGGGAAATCACCTCACGGATGACGACCCACTGGGGCGCCTGCGTGACGGTGGCGTTCGGGCTGACGCGGACCTGCTCGACGCGGAGCGTCTGGCAGCCGATGTCGCCCAAGGGCTTCTTCTGGCCCGGCATTTCGCCCAAGCGCTCGTCCCACGGGCCCCGATCCGGGTCCCAGAACATGTGCCAGAAGCTGAGGCCGTCCGTTTGCGCCCAGAAGGCGGCTTCGCGGGCGAGGCGTGGCATCTGGAGCTGCTCGTACTGGTACTCCAGCGCCATCTGCTGAGCCTGCGCCTTGCGTTTGTCGTCTGGGTCTTGGGTGACCGGGGTCACCGAGAAGCCGGGACGCTGGTCGACAATGATTTGGAGGCGCTGGTCGAGCGCCTTGTCGATCATGTTGTACACGACACGGGCCGCATCCCGCGGACGGGCCGGTTCACGCCAGGGACCCAAGCCATTGGCCGAAATCCACTGCTGGCCGGCCCGAAACAAGCGGTTCCGCTCGACCAAATGCAGGTGCATCTGCACCGATTCGCGCCGGCTGGTCCACAACCCATGCGCCCACGAGGCCCACGCCTGCAAGTTCTTAGCGGTATTCGGGTCGGCGCCCGGATAATCCGCCCCGTAGAGCGCCCGCTGGAGGGCCTGCGCGTCCTCTTCAGGACTGCGGCCGGTATCCTCGGGCGGATTGGGCGCGACCTGCTCATTCGGGTCCTCGGGATTGTTGCTGAGGCCCTCCATCGCCCGCGCTAGGGCGTCTTCCAACAGCGCATCTGCGAATGGTGCGGTCACTTAGTCGATTCTCCCGACGCCCACAGCGGCGCGTACTTTGTTCCAGTCTCGGAGGTCCTCAAAGCGCTCACGGATGGCCCGGAGCGTCTCTTCCTGCGCCCAGCTTTCCCGCTCCTGCATGGCCACGGCCATCAAATCCTCGGGAATCTCCACGAGGGGATCGGCGGCTGGCGCCAATGCCTCGGGCCGGACGGGTGCAAAACGCTCCAGCACAGCACTCAGCCGGTGGAGGGCATACACCGCAACGGCGGCCCAGAGGAGATGGACCAGCATTACTGCGCGGAATAGCGGAGGGTGACGACCGGCTCGCCGGACGTGTACGCCGAGCACCGCGCCCGGAAGGCGCTGAAGGCACCGGTCGACTTGGTGAACGCGCCAGCGGCAGTGGCCGTCGACGCATCGGTGCCGGAGTTCGACGGCGTCATGTTGAAGGCGACGTAGTTCGTGCCGTCGACCGACGCCTCGAACGTGATGGTCGCGGTGAACGTGCCGGTCACCTGCACGGCGACAAAGCCGGGCGACGGGAGGCCGGACACACTCGCGGCATCGTCCTGCGCCGCGACGGTCACGCTGTTGGTCTTGAGGAGGGTCGCTGCCATTAGTTGCAATCCCAAGCCCGGAGGCTTTTGTTGATGCGCGAGTTCGGATCATTCGCCGTTTTCGCGCTGGTGAGTTTGGCCTTCATGCCCTTCATGCGCCGGCAAAAAGCAATCCGGCGTTTTGCTGACGTCGGCGAGCGCTTCGCCTCCGCTTTCTTCACTGGCGGCTTGATGTCTCGGCCTTCGGCCCGGAGACTCGCTCGCCCCTTCTCGTTCAACCCACCCTCGGGGTTCTTCCCCTCCGCGCGTTGCCATGCCGGGGACTTGGCCACCTTAGTCTTCCTCGTCCTCGTCCTCGTCCTCCGACTCGTCCTTCTCCATGTCGGACTCGTCTTCCATCTCGCCTTCGTCTTCCAAGAGCGCCAGCTCGGCCTTCAAG